CTTTTCAAAGTTTTTAGAAAACTACAAACCAAAAACAATTACAGTTTCTCCTGTTGATCATAGTAAAGAAAAAGATCATGTTGATATTGAGATCTCAATCTCTGATTATCACTTAGCTAAGAGACATATTGATGACGATAATAATCCTGTTGAAAGGGCTTATAGATACTTCAACGTGGCTCAATCTTTGATTAAGAAAGTTGTATCTGTATACAATGTAAACACTCTAGTGTTTCCTATCTCGAACGATTTTTTCCATACAGATAATTATCAAAACCAAACTACACAAGGAACTCCACAAGACACTATATTAGATTATAGTTCTGAATATGAGTTAGGATTCTCAATACTTGTAGATACAATAAACATGTTGAGGTTTTATTCAAGTGAGGTGCACGTAATCCTTGTTCAGGGAAATCACGATAGAACTAAATCTTTCTATCTAGCGCATGCACTAGAAGTACATTTCAAACGTCAACTTGATGTTACATTTGATAGAGAGCATAGTGTTGTAAAAGGTAAGACGTTAGGAGATACATTTATTGGATGGCACCATGGTAACTGTAAGGTGGAAGATCTTCCCTTATTATTTGCTACACATCCAGAACATAGTAAAGCATTTGGCAATGCTAAATACAGAGAGGTTCACACAGGAGACAAACATCACTACATGGCTAAAGAAGTCAAAGGTGTAAGAATACAACAAATGCCTAGTCTTTCAGGAACTGATAGATGGCACTTAGATAACAATTATGTACATAGTGTACGAGCAGCACTTGTTTTAGTTTATGATCCTATTTTAGGAAAATGTGCAGAATTTGAAGCTAGGATATGATAGTTTATATTACAATAAACCTTATAAATGGTAAGAAATACATTGGTAAAGATGTTGCTAATAGAAGATATTATTTAGGAAGTGGTAAAATTCTTAAGGTTGCTATTAAAAAATATGGCAAGGAGAACTTTATAAAAGAAATTCTTGCAGAGGTTGATACCAAAGAAAAATTATCTGAAATGGAAACATATTATATTGAGTATTATAAAGCTTGTGATTCAGATTTATTTTATAATATTGCTCAAGGGGGATTAGGTGGAGGAGCACAAGGAAGAATTTTATCAGGTGAGACAAAATTGAAAATGTCTGAATCAGCTAAAAGAAATTTGAATCCAAAACGAACAAAAGAATTAGTAGAACAAATGAATAAAAATCATTCTACTAAAGGTAAATTTGGAAAAGATCATCATAGAGCATTTAAAGTTTATCAATATGATTTAAATAACAAACTTATAAAAGTTTGGGATAGTATGTCAGATATTGAAAGAATATTAAATTTTAATATATCACACATATCTTTGTGTATTAATAATAAAAAAACAACTGCTTACAAATTTAAGTGGTTTAGAGAAAGAATTTAATTATGTCAACATTAAGAAAATTAGTTTCAGACGTAAGATCAACGCATAAGCTGCTTTCTACAGACAGCTTAATAACTGATAGAGCAATTGCTTCTGAGATCAGAAACAATGCTCTTTTGCTCATTAAAAGAGAAACCAATCTTAGAAAGCTTTGGGCTACAGATACATTGTTTACCACTATTCCTTGTTTAGAGATGTGCCAAGTGCCAATCTCTGAATGCTGTGACTTTGTAGATGAATGTACAGTTGCTAGAAGTAAATATAAACTTCCACGTGTATCAGAAGGAAATTACCAATATGTAATACAAGGAGTTTATTCTATTAATGCAATGAGTGGAAGAGGAACTAAAATAAAAGAAATATCTGTTAATAGGTATATAAATCTTTTAAAACTTCCAATGATTAAAAACGAAGCTTATTTTTGGATATCTAATGGATATCTTTATGTAAGTAATCCTGCATTACAAGCTATAAGATTTGTAGCATTCTTTGAAGAAGATGTAGAGAATGACATTCTATATCCAGAATGTGGATGTGGAAAAGAATATACACTAGAAGAAATCTGTATCAATCCTCTAGATAAAGAGTTTGCATGTCCAGGATATTTAGAACAACAAGTGTTACAATTAACTTCGCAGAAGTTATTATCTACATACTTTAATATTAAAACAGATACATCACAAGATGGTATAGATGGACAAGCACCAAATGCAAAACCAACAAATTAATATATGCCAAGAGTTAAAGTAGATTGGAGAAGTGCGAGTAAGGAAAACTATAATGAATTTTGTAAAAAGCATTTAGATATAAAACTTACATTTGATGAATGGAGAAATGTAATCTACGCATTTAATGAAGCATTTAGAGATTACATTCTAGAAACTGGGGAGAAGATTAAACTTCCTTTTGGATTTGGAGAGTTCTCAATCAACAAGAAGAAAAGAAGAAGAATAAAAGGAGCTGATGGTAAGGAGTTTATTAATCTTCCTATTGATTGGCAAAAGACTAAAGAGAAAGGAAAGGTTATCTATAACTTTAATTATCACACAGAAGGGTTCTTTTTTGGTTGGCACTGGTTTAAAAGAAGTGCAAGATTCAAACATTCTGATCTTTGGTATTTTAAGGCATCTAGAACTACATCTAGATTAATTACTCACTACATAAATGCTGATGAAAAATATCAACACATGTATTGTCAATGGACTATAAATAATAAATAAAATGAGCTACTACTATAAATATAATTTTGTTACCCCAGAGCCAGTCTACTCAACTGTAAAAGAAGAACTCAAGAGTTATTTTGATACAGGAGCTATAGATGATCTTTTATTTCCAACCTACTTAGACAAGTGTCTTAAGAAGCTTGGACGCACTACATATGTTATATCTGAACAAGTGCTGTTTATAGAAGACTTTGAGGCTAGACTTCCTGATAACTTTTATGCTGTTAGAGAAGCGTGGATGTGTGCTGAAATACCACAACTTCCATATCAATCTGCTAACTCATTTTATTCACAAGCAGCTTCTGCTACCACTATTCAAGTGGCTCCTGTAACTTATGGAGGAACTCCTTGTACTAATGTAGGATGTACAAATCCTCAGTGTGATGGATTATGTATGCCAGAATTAATTCAAGCTGTATACAAAACAAATACACAGATGACAAGATCATTCAAACAATCTTATTTACTTAAACCAGGAAACATTTCTGTTAAAAGTAAATGTGATGTAGGATATTCTGATAATTGGGAGTTTTATCAACAAGCTCCATCTATACATGAATCAACTCCTGGTGCTTCTAGTTATGACTCATTTGACATCAGAGATAATAAATTTGTCACTAACTTTAGAAATGGAGTGGTGCATTTAATATTCTATGCTACAGAGTATGATGAAATTGGAAATCAAATGATTCCTGATAACTATCGTATCAGAGAGTTTGTAGAAGCATTCATTAAGTTTAAGATGTTTGAAACTCTTACAAACCAAACTAATGATGAGACTTTCAATCAGCTACAACAAAAAATGATGTACCATAAACAGGCATATGAAGAAGCATTTATCATGGCTGATATTGAAGTGAAAAAACAAACTGCTTGGGAGAAACAAAGAAGAATTAAAAAAGATCTAAATAGATTGAATAGGTATGAGTTGCCAAATCGTACAAATAGATATGGTTGGAGACGTAATAATTAATAACTATGGCAGATACTACACAAGATCCATCAGAACAAGGAGGAATTAAACAAGAGTATAATATTGCTACTACAGGTTTAAATTTAGATCAATCTCTCAATCAAGTTCCTAAAGGTAAACTAACGTACGCATTAAATGCTGCTGTTGAAAACTTTGATGCTAATTCTGTAAACTATCAAAATGAACCAGGGAATGAACTTTGCGTAACTTTTCCTATAGAATTTGTATTAATTGGAACACACTATATCCAAGAAAAAAGTAAACATATATTTTTTATTACAAATCCTGGAACAGGTGATTCAGAAATTGGATATATGGACAACAATGATTGTCAATATAAAACACTAGCTTCTGCAAAGTGTTTAAATTTCAAAATTGAATATCCTATTCATAAAGTTGTACATAAGATAACAAATTGTGCTACAGAGATTTATTGGACAGATGGTTTTAATGATAGAAGATATTTAAACATTGATGATGTTCCCTATCAAATAAGATCTGGATCAATTATTTGTGATCCAGTTTATACAGATGTTTTAGATTGTAATCAGATAAAAGTTCAACCTAACTTTAGTATTCCTGAAATAACAATAAGTAAAGTTGTTACAGGAGGAAGTCTTATATCAGGTACATATCAATTTGCTGTGCAATATTGCGATGTTGCAGGTAATGCATACACTTCTTATTATTCAGTTACAAATCCTTTACCAATTGCTGATGTTTATATCACTACTCCTAATTTTAATTATGAGGTAGGAAAGTCTATTAGAATGACTATTAGCAATCTTGATTTAACAGGACAGTTTCAATATTTTAATGTTGCTGTAATAAAAACTATTAATAATATTCCATCAGTAGAACTGATAGGAATTTATTTTATTGAATCAGTTACCAAGAATGTTACATATACAGGTCAGAATACTACAGATATAAAATTAACAATAGCTGATATATTTCAAAAATATCCATACTATGATATTGCACAAGATCTTACAGTTGTGCAAGACATTCTTGTATGGGATCAATTAACTACAATTGATAGAATTAATTATCAGCAAATTGCAAACAGCATTCAACTTCAATGGGAGACATATAGAATTCCAGCTACAGAAAATTATGCAGAAGAATTAAATGCTACTAACCTACGAGGATATCTTCGTGATGAAGTGTACGCATTTGAAATTGTATTCTTATTAAAGAATGGAAAACAAACAGATGGTTTCCATATTCCTGGTAGACCAATATCCCCATATGATTTCTCATATCCAGATGTTCCTGATACAAATCCTGACTTTATTGGAGAACCTGAATATTATGATATTTATGGTGTTGGATATAGTCCATGGTGGAAAATTTATAATACAGGTAGAGTTTTAGGATTTTCAAACAGTCCTGATATTAATAATGCTACAGCATATCAATTTGGAGAATTTGCTTATTGGGAATCAATAGAACAATATCCATGTAATGTTGATGTATGGGGAGATCTTGCTGGTCAATATATTAGACACCACAAGTTTCCTGATGTTCTTGTAAGTCCTATATTTGAAGATACAATAGATTCATTGGGTGGACTTTCTACACAAATGCAAAATTGTGCTGTATTTCCAATTGGTGCAAGAATTGATACATCTCAATTAGCTAGTTCAATAAACTTATCAAATCTTACAAATGAGCAAAAAGCTGATATTGTAGGATTCAAAATTGTAAGAGGAGATAGAACAACAAATAAATCTATTGTTGGTAAAGGTATTCTTAGAAATGTAAATAAGTATGAAAGAGATGATCAAACATATTTCTTTCCTAATTACCCATACAATGATCTTTCTGGAGATCCTTTCATAAATCAAACAAATAATGCATATGCTCAAATATGTGAACCTTGGTTAATTATTTGTACAGAAGGTGGTGAATATCAATTTACAGACTGTAATAGAAATAAACCACAAAGGGCGCAAATGGTTGCTGGTACCACTTATGAAATTTGTTCAACAACAAAGCCTACACATTTAACTGGTGGTGCTACAATAGGTCCTGGTAATTATGACATGTGGCTTGCTACAGGTTGTGATGGTACAACAGGATATGATATACAATATTCCACACCCTTCACCACAGACAATACAGCTCTTACAGCAGTAGAAGAATATTTAAATGGTGCTGGAATTGGAGGCTGGGGATCATGTGATACAGTTTATAGAAAATTAGATTTAAATGGGCAAATGGGTGACACTTGTGGAGGAACATTTGACTCATGTAGTTCTCTATATTACAAACTTGAAAGAGTTGAACAAGACCAAGGTGTGATGTTACCTGATATAGGAAGAATTTCTAAACTAAATTGTAGTATTGAAACTCCATTAGAACCAATAAGAAACATAACAGATATTGGATATAGACAAATATTTAATTCTCCTGAGACATCTTTTGGACAACCTTTCTTAGGAAATATTCTTAAGTTAGAGAATGTAATATATGGTAATGGAATTGCTCATTTCACTGAAGTCAGAAAGAATGCAAAATACAAACTTCTGTCAGAAGAAGCACAAAGAGATGCTTTAAAGAGTTCTGAAGATATAGCTAACTATACAGATTCATTTAACGCATCTGCAATGTTTGCTGCATATCAATCATACCTAACTATTTATGTAAATGGTATTACAAGAAAGAACTATGCATACTCATTTAATTCTATTGCTAGTTATGATAACTTTGCAAACATTGATAATGGTCTTCAAATTAAACAACGTAAAATAGATCGTAAGCAATATCTTATTCCAGGAGTACAATCTGTAGGAGATGAGTATAACATTAATAACTATCAAAGAGAATCTTCTGTATTTATAAGAACAACAGGACTAGAACCTAATGAACCTCAATACAGTGCATTACCTTTTCCTGATCAAACTCCAAGTTTGCTATCTGGAGGAACAAGTATTGTTAAAGATTATTCTAGATTTACAATTGGTGAAAAAAACAATTGTTCCACTCCTGGATTAGAACAACCTATAAAAGTTGTATCATATTATGCTTCCATGAAAAATGTAATAGATAATCAATGGGGACAAATATATTCTTATGAAACAATTGATACAGGATTTCAATTTATGTTTAATGAAACTGTATCAGGACCTATTCCAATCTTTGGTGGAGATACATTTATAAATAGATTTACATTTAAGACAAAACTTCCATACTTTATTGATAATAGAGTTGGGGCTCCTGATGATTCAGATATCTTTTATGATGAGATTGGTAATGTAGGTTATCCAAAATATTGGCATTCAGCACGTTCTATATTAGAAAATTATAGTCTTAGAAATGGAACTGTTCTTGCAAACTTTATTTCATACAAAGCACATAACTTTGATTGCGCTAATGATCCTGCAACTATTGCAATTACAAATACTGGTTCTTCAAGTAATAGAACTTTTTATGATGGATACTTCTATTTATTTGCATATGGAGTTCCAAACTTCTATTGTGAAAGTTCTTATAATGTAGATTTGCGTCAAGCATTTAATAATAAAGAAGGTGACTTCTGGCCACATGTTAATACAAGTATTCCTGATGATTGGGTACAAGAAAGTTATGTGCCAATTGCTCAAGATAATACATACAATTATAACGTAACTTTTTCTAAACAAAATAGAGAAAATACATTCACGCACTTGCCTCCTGATTGGGAAGGTCAATTGTGTTACACAAATTATCCATTTAGAGGTATATATTCAGAACCTCAAGTAAATAATGCTGATAATAGAGTGAATAACTGGTTGACATATTTACCATTGTCATTATATGATTTCCCACAGAACTATGGAAATCTTACATCATTGGATGGTATTCAGAATAAAGCTATACTTGCTAGATTTGAAAATAAGTCATTATTGTATAATAACTTATTAACGATTAATACAAGTAATCCTCAAGCTGCATACGTAGGTAATCCTAAATTATTTGCAGGAGCACCTCCAATTGATTTTGCTGAAACAGATCTTGGTTATGTAGGAAGTCAGAACAAGTTCTTGTTGAAAATTCCACAAGGACAAATAACTGTAGATGCTAAACGTGGACAAGTATTTCTTATATCTGGAACACAAGCTGTAGATCTTTCTCAATTTGGTTCTGGTGTAAACAGATTCTTTACAGATCATTTAGCATTTGAGGTTCTTAGATATTTTCCTCAAGTAGATACAGATAATCACTTTAATGGTATTGGTTTACATGGGGTGTATGATTCTAAGTTTGATAGGGTTATTCTTACAAAACTTGATTACATTCCTATTGATAAAGATATTAAATATGATCCTGTAACAAAAGAGTATTATATAGAGACGACCACGTACATGAATGGTCCAACTACTACAACAACAACATCGTCAACATCAACGACTACTACATCAACATCTTCTACCACAACCACTACTACAACGTTAGTTTGTAATTCTTATAAATATTCACTTGATTTATATAGATGTGCAAATTGTACAAGTTTTGGTGCAGGAGAAATGTACAATGCTGTACCTTTAATAGTTGGAGGTTGGTATATTTACCAAGGATATAAAGTACAAGTGTCAGCATTTTTATTCTGTAGTCAAGGTGGTACATTAGTTAATATTGCACCTACATATCAAACTAGTTGTATAGCGTTAACGTGCCCTACAACTACCACCACAACAACATTAGCACCTGGTATATATTATCATAATGCAACTCGTTATAATTGTGGAGTATGTACAAATCCTATTGGTGGAGGATCTTTTCAGAACTCTCAACCATTAACTCCAGGTAAATGGTATCTTACTTCTAATGGAACTGTAGTTTATATTATTTCTTACGACACCTATTCACCAGGAGTAGCAACTAATAATGTTCTAGATAGTAACCAAGAAAATAATTGCATTGACATTACTTGCCTTTAAATATGGAAAATGATAATTTAATACCAGTAGTAACAAGAACACAAGTTTATTTAACAGATCCTGAATTCTTCTGTAATAAGTCTTGGACCTTGTCATTTAATTTCAACACTAAGTCTTGGATAAGCTTTCATAGTTATATTCCTAATTTCTATATAGGAGAAAACAATTTCTTCTATTCAGGAATTAATGGATGTTGTTCAGATCTTGAAGGTCAATTTACAGCATTAGTTGGAAATCCAGATAAACCTGTTACAACAACAACTACTACAACTGGACCAATTCCACCAACAACAACAACTACAACAGCCATTCCAATAGATTGTACAATAGAAGGAGTTATTGTTTTAACATATTGTGAACTAGAAGGAGATGCAATAATTACAGTTCCTCCAACAACAACTACTACTATTTGTCAAAGACCATTTGGTTTAAATGTTTATCAATTAGTAGAAGGTTATCAAATAGGAACAGATCCAGCAGTAGTATCTTCTGGAAGTTTAATAGATGCATGTTCAGCAATATCTACTATATCATCACTTGATCCATTAATATCTGTAAATTGGTTTGCAGGAGTTGCAAGCAGTTTAGATGTATTTCAAATAGTTTATTATGGAGGTGGTTTTGATTGTACACTTGCTCCAGATGGATGGTATTTTACTCAAGAAGGATTGGTTAAAGGATTTGTTTATCAAATCTTGAATGGAGTTGTTAATAGTATTGGATATTGTGATTGTGGAAATACAGATAAAATTATAGCACCTCCACCTAACATTGATGAATGTTGTGGAATATTTGCTAGTTCAGGAGATGAAATTACTTACTATAATAACTCTGCAGTGAATACATTAATTGTTCCAGGATATACAACAGCATTAGGTACTGCAATAACATCCACTAAGTTTTGGTCTATTGATACAGACATTAAAGAATGGGATATAACAACTACACCATTCTCTGCTGTATATAATAGAGCTATAACTTTCCCTGGAGGATTTACAACATCATCAGGAATTGTAGCAATTAACAATACAACATTAGTTACTATAGATGATTCCACTTCTCCTCAAGATGTAGTAGAAATGGATATTACTACAACTACAGGTGTTCCTACTGTAATGTTTAGTTTACAAGCTGATAGAGTTGCAATAGGAAATATGTTATATACAACTGGAGATAAACTTCTTGTAATCAATCAAGATTCAATAACCTCTGATTATTATATTACACAATATGAATATTCTACAGGAACTTTAGAAGTTGACGTAAATATTGGAACAGTTTCTGCAGTTGGTTTATTTGAATGTGATTGTATTATTTATGTAATTGATCAATTTCAAAATACATATATAATTGGTAAAACAGCTCCTTATGAACTATTTGGACATGCTTCATTAGGAATAGTTGGAACATTGTTTACACAAATAGGAACATGTGTACCAACTTCAATTACAGAAAATGCAAACCTGACAACCACAACTACAACAACATTTGTACCTAATACATATTGTCACACTGTAAGAGTGAATGGTTCATGTTCATTAAGTTGGATAGATTATTCAGGAACTATACAATTTCAAACTGTAACTAACGATGCAATATATATTTGTGCTCAACTATATTCTATAACACAAAGTTGCACTAGTGGCTCATCAATTTCAATTAGTGGTGGAGTAGATTCTTGTACAGATGATTTACAATGTACAACTACAACAACAACTACAATTCCTTAAAATTATGCCAAAGACAGTAGTAATAAAATTAACAAAAGCTGGACCCTTTTCAGGACCATTTGACATCAGCACTGAGTATGGTGACGTTGTTGCTACAAATGTTTCTAAGAAACAATTAATATTTGGAATTAGTTACGTTGTTAACAATAATGTACAAATGTTAATTATTGAATCTGTAGGTAAATGTAAAATCAGAAAAATATTTTCTTTAGAATCATTTACAATTATTGATTATGCTGAAGCAACGTATGTACAATCTCAAACTGCTTGTTTGTGGAGACACTTAACTAATGTTCAGATTTACAATTATTTTTATGGAAGCATAGAACCATACATTATTGAGTATCCTTTTTCATATGAGATGAATGATGAAATCTTACAGAATGTAAAAGACTACACTAAGGCATATGAATACATTCCTATTCCTGATGGTGTATTTAATGACAATGCTAAAATTGAAACAAACGATAAATGGTTTAACAAAGCTATTCTATATAATGGACAACAAAGCACAGGAGTATTAGAACTTGTAGCAAAACCAATGCACAACTTACAAGCATACAATTTATATCCCATCTTTAACGCTGATAGCAAAACTATTACGTATACTAAGAGTGATAACTTCTATCAGTATAATACATTCTGGGCATTACAGAAGAGTTCTCAGATTCCATTATTCAATACGTCTTGTGAAAGCCTTTCAATTGACAAGGTGATTAATCAATCTAACATGGACTATGGAACTAGATCATTTAAGAAAGCTACAATTAGAGCCAAAGAACTCAAAGTGAGACACATCTTAGATAACTCTGCAACAGTACACTTAGTTAGTCAATTCATAATAACTCCTGCACAAATCTCTTACAAATAATGAATAGTGGTAAAGTAAAATGCACATGTGGACATTCCTGGAATAAAAAAGATTCTAGTAAGAAAGATATATACATATGTCACGAATGTGGTAGAGACAATAGTAACAACATGAAGAATGGTGGTTGGCTAGATGGATATGATAAAGCACAAGAAGGATTAAGTACTCCACCAAAATCACATTATAAAAGATTATATGGACACGCTACAGATTATAGTCAAGGTGAAAATCCAAATTTGAGAATAGATCCTAATACAGGACATGGTTATTTTCCACCAGAACTATCTACAGTTCAACAAAAAGAAGTTCCTGATAGTCCATGGAATGTTTCTAGATTTTTATTTGATCCAATAGTAATCAATGCGTCTCAAGGAATTCATAATGCAATATATGATAAAGAAGGAAAAATAATTGATATTCCAGAGAAAGATGCTGTACAAGAAGGTCGTCTTACAGATGGATTGAGTAGAAGAGAAAGATACAATGCTGCAAAAAAGGATATTACTTCTTATTACAAAGAAGATCTAAAACAGAACGATAGTGACGTTGAGAAAAAAGTAGATGATACAATGGATCTTGTCAGAAAAATGAGAAGAACTGAAGAGATGATGCAAAAGCATAATGCACATTATAAAGATCTTCAAAATCCTGAAGAAGTATTTAGATCAGCAGTTGGTTTTAATGAATTACTTCCTATAAATTCTATGGTAGGAGATTTTAAATTTAATCCTAGACAAGCTAAAAAAGCATATAAAATGTTTCAAAAAACATGGAGAGGAACTTCAGGTAAAGAAGCAAGACAAAATTCTAGAGAGGAGTTAAGAAAAGCTAAAGAATTGTACAAGGTTACTAAAGAACAAATGAAACAAGGTTTGCCTAAACCTAGTTCTAATCCTGATCCTGATCCTGAGACTCAATTTTCGATTGATAATTATACAGATGCTCCTGCAACTAATGAGAAATCAATTAATAAATCTATTCAATATTATAATACTAATCCTAAACATGGAGAAGTAGAAACTTCTGGTAATGAAAAAGGTGTACGATATGTTCCTATTTCTAATTCAGTAGAATTAAAAAAATGGAAGGAACAAGGTAACTTAAAAAATGGAGGTTGGTTAAATAATTATAATGATTCTAAAACTACAGCTCCTGAAGGAATGGTAGGAGATGGATTCTCTAATGTTGGTAGAAACTATTCTCCTGCATGGGGAGGACAGTTTCAAAAAGGAGGTAAACTTAAATTCTTACAACCTACAGATAAAAATTTACCTGAAGGATATAGAATACCTTATGACACTCCTAGTTCTGAAAGAGCTATGTCAATAGGAGGAGAAGATGGAGAACCAGCTTATTTAATCCCTAGCTTTAAATATGGACAACCTCTAGATGATCCAATGGGAGAATTTAGAAAAACAGGAGAACATCTTGGTGGACCATTTAAAACTTGGCAAGAAGCAGATGAGTGGGAAAGAACTGTAAGACACCCTGCTGTTGAGAAAGGAGAAAACATAATGTTTCCTCAAGAACAGTTTCAGAATGGTGGTAAAAAGAAACCTATATATGTAGAATCAAAAAATGATCCTAGATATAAAGCTTACCAAGATAGTTTATATTATCACAATGCTACAAAAGATTTATATACTAGTATAAAAAATGCTAATGGAAAAAATCTTACACCTAAACAAAGAGAAGAGTTATTTCAAAAATATAGAGATTCTGATAGTAAAATATATACAAAAGATGTTAGTAATGATAGATGGGTTTATGATAAAGATGGAATGGCTATTGACCATATAATAGGTAAAGATATTCAACCAATAAGAAGAGGATCATTAGATTTAAAAGGAGATTTTAGATATGGAGCTGTTGGAGAAATTCCTTTTAGCTATTACAAAGAACCTGAACAACAAATAATAGTAAAAGAACAAGAAAAAAGACAACCTATAAGTGTAATACAAAATAATCTACGTCCAGAAGGATTAGTACTTGGAAACCTAGATATAAATTCTACACTTCCAACCATACGACCTACAGCAAAAAATGCTAAGTCTTATAAAGTGAAAGAAACTGTACAAGGTAAGTATGCTCCTTCTACAGTAGACTATGAAGTTACAGATCCAAGAAACATTAACATGAATGATCTTGGTCCTGGTAATACAAGAGTAGTAACTCCTGAGTATCAAATGGGTGGAAATGTTTATCCAGTTAACTATGTTCCACAAGCACAGAGTGGTGAAAAACTTAACCCTTTTAATTATCCTAAAGCAGATCATTTTTCTAGAATTAATCCTTTTATTTTTCGAGATCCTCAACATGGTATC